AAATTTGCATATCTCAAAGAGCCAAATAGAATTGGTGAGAATGTAATTGCAGTTTCGTCTGTTTTACCAAAAGAATTTAATTTAGAAAAATATATAGATTATGATACACAATTTGATAAGTCATTTCTCCAACCGGTTAAGAATATCTTAAATGCTATTGGGTGGAAAAGTGAAAATACTGGAAGTTTAGAATCGTTTTTTTGAGGAGGTAAAAATGGCAAGTGATGATTTCATTAAACAATTAATAAAGGAGAGTGGCAATGATATGGCGTCGATTGTATCCTCTGGGATTATTGGTGATAGTAATACTTTTATATCTACTGGGTCTTATTCGTTAAACGCATTATGTTCTGGTTCAATGTATGGTGGTGTTCCATCCAATAAGATATCCTGTTTTGCAGGGTCAGAGGCTGTTGGTAAGACATTTATCACATTGAGTATTGCAAAACATTTTCTTGAACAAGATAAAAATAATATTGTAATTTATTTTGAGAGTGAAGGTGCATTGACAAAAGATATGATTGAAGAACGGGGATTGGATATAAAAAGAATTGGGTTATTTCCGGTAGCAACCGTAGAGGAGTTCAGAACACAATGTGTTAAGATTATTGAAAACAGTAAACGTGATAAAGGTAAAATAATGATATTTCTGGATTCACTTGGTAATCTTTCTACAATGAAAGAGATGGGTGATGTGGCAAGTGGTTCTGATAAAAGAGATATGACACGAGCTCCAATGATTAGAGGTACGTTTCGTACTCTTGCTATAATGTTATCAAAATATAATATCCCGTTAATAATAACTAATCATACCTATGATGCTGTTGGTAGTATGTTTCCTAAAAAAGAAATTTCTGGTGGTGGGGGCATCAAGTATGCGGCCTCAACTATTGTTACATTGGGTAAACGAAAAAACAAAGATGGAACAGATGTTATTGGTAATATCATTAAAGCCAAATTAGTCAAGGGTAGAATGACAAAGGAAGAATCAATTATTGAAATGATGTTGGATTATCAAAAGGGTTTGGACAAGTATTATGGTTTAGTTTCCATTGCAGAAAAGTATGGTATCTTCAAAAAAGTGTCTACAAGATTTGAAACACCAGCCGGCAAGGCATTTGAAAAAACTATTATCAATGATCCTGAGAAGTATTTTACAGAGGATGTAATGAAACAACTTGAAGAAGCAGTATTTAAGGAATTTAATTATGGAAGTAAAAAAGAGGACATTTAATGCATGGATAACATATCAAGCAATTAATGCTCATTTTACCAGAGAGTATGATTATTTCAAGTATAATGGTAAATTGAATATGACCGAATCTTCAATGGAAAAGCAGTTTTATAAAAATGAAAGTGGCGGTAAATATTCAGCACAGAGAACAATTTTTTCCAATCTTGGAAAGACATTTAAGCATAAAGAAGATTTAGTATTTTTCTTTTTATCACAATTTACAAATGATATAACATATCCTTCATCATTTGATAGTGATATATATGAAGCATATAAAGAGAGAATGAATAATTTTCATTTTCATTTGAAGCGTGATATTGAAGAAATTATTAAATATATGCAGGAATATGATAAAACATTTGATGAATTGTTCGTAGCCGAAAAGGTTAATCATCCTCCAATCTTAAAACTTGGGTTATCACGAACAATATCGGTAGAAACATTCACGACACTTGATATTATTTTGAATTTTCTTCCACAAATGGAAAAGAAATTAATTGATCCGGCTTCAAAGGATTTTATTAAATTGATAAGAAATTATAAGCCATTCTTATCAATTGGTGTTGAAAAAGAAAAGGAAATTATTAGGGATATTTTATATGCGAACTGAAAGTTTGATATTAGAGAATTTGATATATAATGATAATTATTCTAGTCTTATCGGTATCTTTTTAAAACCAGAGTATTTTAAAGATAATAATGAAAAGATAATATTCACAGAAATTCAAAAGCATATTTCTGAATATAATAAACCACCTACAATAGAATCATTGTCTGTAAAATTATCAAATAGAAATGATTTAAATGAGGCAACATTTAATAAATGTGAAGAACTCTTAACAACATATAAGAAAAAAACAGATGATGAAATATGGTTAATTCAGGAAACAGAAAAGTGGGCAAAAGACCAAGCCGTATATAATGGTATCGTTGAAAGTATTTCAATCTTAGAAGGTAAAGATAAACAATTATCAAAAGATGCTATTCCAGAAATACTTACAGAAGCATTAGCCATTTCATTAGATACAAGTGTTGGACATAGTTATTTGGAAGATGGTGATGATAGGTGGGAGTTTTATCATAAGAAAGAATCTAAGATTCCATTTGAAATGGTTATGCTGGATAAAATTACCAATGGAGGAATATCACCAAAAACACTTACTGTGTTATTAGGTGGAACTGGTGTTGGTAAAACTTTAGTAAAAACACATTTTGCAAGTCAGTATATGAAACAGGGTTTAGATGTTTTATATATTACAATGGAAATGGCAGAGGAAAGAATAGCAGAAAGAATTGATGCTAATTTGATGGATATTGATATTGACCAATTACATATTATTCCAAAGGATAGTTTTCAAAAGAAACTAGATAAATTGAATATTGGTAGATTAGTTATTAAAGAATATCCAACAGCAGGGGCTCACGTTGGAAATTTTCGTGCATTGATTAGAGAGTTGAAAATTAAAAAAGATTTTACACCACAAGTAATTATTTTGGACTACTTGAATATTTGTTCATCAAGTAGAGTTAAGTGGGCTGCAAACATGAACACTTACATTTATATTAAATCAATTGCTGAAGAAGTTCGTGGGTTGGCAGTTGAATGTAATGTTCCTATTATTACAAGTTCACAATTAAATCGTGAAGGATTTTCAAGTTCTGATCCTGATTTATCCAATACATCAGAAAGTTTTGGATTACCAGCAACGGCAGATTTGATGTTAGCAATTATTGCAAAAGATGATGGTGTAGGTAGTCAGAATCAGATCCTATTTAAGCAGTTAAAGAATCGTTATGCTGATTTAAGTATTAATAGTAAATTCTTGGTGAATGTTGTTAAGAAACGAATGAAGCTGGAAGATATTAAAGAAGATGACCAACCAAAATTGGCCGGTGATGGAAGTAATAAGTTCTATGAGAAAAAGACAGAGGCTAATACAAACTCTAATCCATTTATATTAAAGATAAAACCAGAGCGCAGAAAAGTCGATAATTGGAACATATAAATAGACGATAAAGGAGGGTACAATGCAAGATTTAACTATTTCAGATGGCTGGTTTAATCGTGAGAAAGAACCACAAGTTATGAAGAAATTGTGTGAACATAAGGCAAATACTACGACGTTAGACTATGATATTGGCATTGAATATTGTAATTTCTGTGGTGCGTTGGGGCATTATAATGTAGATAAAGATACTGTTGAGTGGAAATTACCCGAATTTCTGGTAAAACAGAACTATAATTAGACACTTGTTGAGAAATATTATAAATATATAGTGTACTTAAAAATATAAGGGATTAAAAAATGAGTCAAAAAGTTTCAGATATTCTTGATTTTTTGGAAACAAGTTCTGATAAAATCAAGGGGGCTATGATAGATAATACTACTAATATAGCATGTGCTGATATAAATTTTACTAGTGGAACAATGCGGGGTCATATTCTTCCAGACACAAATAATACTTATGATATAGGTTCTGCTGAAAAGAAAGTTCGTGATGTGTATATTGATGATAATACTATTTACATGGGAGATCATGCAACTATTAAAGCTGAAGATACAGCAATAGTTGTACAGGATTTTAAAACTAGTGATATGACTTTAGATAATACACACCGTGATGGTAATAGTGTGGATGGAACTACTGGTTCTTGGACATTCCAAGAAGGCGAAGATAATTTATTTTTATTGAACAATGTGTCAGGGAAGCGTTATAAGGTAAACTTAACAGAGGTTTAAGTTTTGGTACATGATGGATATTAAAAAAATGTTTAATGATGCTGCCGCTCGTGCAGT